CAATTGAACAGCACCGTCAGTAGTTACTAAAGTATTAGTATAAGGTATACCTGCTGCTAACCAAGCGGTAACAAACTGCGTAGGAGTGCAGTTATCAACAATTGTTACGGTGTAAGTACTTGACAATGAAGAACTATTTGGTAAACTTGTTTGAACATATAAAGATGCAGTTGATAAACTAAAATTCAAATTAATAGAAAAATCTGTTTCTGTACCAGTAGCTACTGTTGGACCAGTTACTTCTCTTGTCCATAGATATATAGGATTAGTTCTATTTACGTAATTATTTTCAACGTCATATTCTGCATATACGGTGTCAACTGCTATTGCTTGACCGCCGGTTGAATCTATTTGACTACTTGCACCCCAATCATTTGTTGCTAATGTGACATTTTTTGTTTTCCATGAACCAGTAATTGAATTGTATTGTGATACTACTGGGTTTAATCCAAGACCAGCATTACTTGCTTTAATCCATACTGACCCAGTTGGGTGAGGATATAATTGACTACTTGTCCATAGTGGCATTTCTGCTGAAGTACCATATACAACTTGCGGCTGATAGTAATTACCTGCATCAATTCCCATATCAGCTAACGCTGTACTACCGCTTCCCTCAGTAAGACCTATATATTGATTGCCAGTAACGGATGGTTGACTAGATAAAATATTCAATTTGCCTGACGTTACTGAAGCCGTAACCCAAGTAAAACCTAATGCATTGATTGTGTTTGCTACACCAGAAACAGAACCAACACCACCGCCAGCATCTGGAACTGTGATAGTAACAGACCATTGATCATTTAAACTAAGATTAAATGTGTCACCGGCAGTTAATGCAGGATTAGATTCAGTACCTTGAACAGTAGGCCATTGTTTTTGCCAAGTACTACTTCCTAAAACTGTCCAAGTATTACTTGTTGTCTTGTAATAGTATTGCTGATACTCAGAATTTGCTTGCACAGTAGCATTAATAGCATAATCACCAATATTACCTAAACTATTTATTGGATATCCATTGTTCAAATACGCAGCATCAGTTATAACTAGTGGGGTCACTGCTGAGAATGTACCTGTTACTGCATTGAATGTAAAAATACCCCATGTAGTTTTAGTTGTATCTAGCCACCAATCATTGTTTGCAGGTGCACCAGATGGACGACCAACTTGACCCACTAATGAAGCTAAATTGATATCAGCACGTAATGTATAAACACGATTGGTAATACCCAATGCTGAGTAAGCTGCTAATAAGCCATACTCGTTTAATTCGTAACCCTGGATAGGTGTTCCAGCAGTTGTTGTGTAGAAGAATGGTACACCATAGAAATCTACCAAGTCTTTTTGACTTGTAATTTGATATAATTTACCTGCATTAGCCGCAGTAGTACCGGCAGCAACGCCTGTACCAGACGGATTAGCTTTATTCTGTGCTGTTGCGAAAACAATAAGCGGTACAGTGCCGCCTGGAGCTGGTAAGTATTGGCTTTGGTCAATGATTGTGACTTCTACGCCGGGTGATGTTAATGCCATTTTATTTTTCCTTTAGTAAAATTTTGAGGTTTACAACCTAATTGCATACTATTATTTATGAATAAAATGAAAAAACACGGTATAACCGTACCTTCGAAGGTTACACTATAAATACAATATGCTATTACAACGTCCAATCTGTAAACAATGTAACAAAAATCATACCGCTATAAATTATAAGCGTGACGGTGTTACACATTACAGAAGTACATGTGATGAGTGCGGTAGAAAAAAAAATAAGCTAAAGCCTAGGAAGGCTAACTGGACTAAAAGTGGATATAAGAAAAAAACCACATGTGATTTATGTGGCTTTAAAAGTCTATTCTCAACACAGATAACTGTGTTTCACGTTGACGGAAATTTAGAACATATTGAACAAACTAATCTACGCAGCATTTGTCTAAACTGTATAGAAGTTGTTAAAAAGAAAGAAGTTACTTGGCGTCGTGGTGATCTACAGATTGAATATTAATTATTCCGCACATCGTTTTGTGCAATTCATCAATAGTACCGTTATTATCTACCATGTGATCATAGTCTAACCCTACACTACTGTATTTACTAGCATGAATTTTTAGTTTGTCTAACTTTCTCTTGCTTAGTGCCCAAGCTGAGTTACCATTTGGACCTCTGTTGAAAGACACTGCCGAATCATACCACTCAGGATCAGGACCTCGTTTTACCCTGATAGCTATACCACCTATATTTCTAATAGCATTTACTTCATTGGCAAATCTACAGTCAGTAATTACAATATCTTCATTGGAGTTTAATAGTTTATGTTCAACACTTGCCACCCAGATATCGTTGTGAAAGTGATTGCGGCACACATCTGTTCCCCAATATTGTAGTATCCATCTTGGGGTGATATCCATTCCCAAACGATTACTCCACCATTCATCACGTTGTTCACGCCACACTCGGCTGGCTTTTGTGGTGCCTTCTAGGTATTCACGGTTCCATCCAAAGATTACTGCTATGGCATCTTTCAGACTGGATGCAAAACTGATTCGTTTAAACCCATGATGTGTGGTTAGATAATCTGCAATAGTGTCCTTACCTGAACCAATCAAACCAGTGATACCTATAATCATGCAATGCTCCTATAAGACTTATTATATTACAGGAACAAGACAATAGAAAGCATTTAGGTTAGCCTTGTACCCATGTCAATGGTTGACTGTAATCAACATACTTCTTCAATTCTTCAATGAGCAATTCCATTCCAGCCTTGCCCTCTGCTTTCATAGCAGTACCATTCAATGTTGTGCCGCCACCTGGACCTGCAATAGTTCCGAATTTCTCACGGGCCTCACCAATCATAACTTTAAGATTAGCTAAAATAAAGTCGCCAATCCATACACCAGCACCCGGATCTTGTAGTAAGATTTCTTCTGTCTTTTGTACATCAGCCCATATCAATACACGTTCACCTGAGCCTTTAGGATCACGAACAATACGCAATATTTTAGACACTGGGTTGAATGTGTATGTTACATAACCACCAAACATACGTGCTGCTAACTCAACATAACCTGCATAGAAGTCGTATGTTGCCATACCCCCTGCATAGTTATAGTTCAACAAGTATGTGTTTAAAATAGCACTACTGAACGGGTCAAAACTGCTGCTTGATGGGCCAGTCTCTAGTCCAATTGTTCTACGGAAAATACTACGCACATTGATAAACTCAGCAGGCAAGGTATAAGTATCTACATTCTTTTCAATAGTCATTAGAATATAAGATTCTTCTGTAGCGGCTTGCGCCCGTTGACGATAGACCTTGATAGCGTAGTTGTACGCTGCTTCGTAATGTTGAGGATCCAATTCAATATCAATCATCCCGTCACCAAGACGATATCTAAGATTGTTGAATAATGCCTCTTTTAACTCATCTAGTGTTAGACCAGTTGGGGTTGAAAGAACAGAAGCGGTTGGATATGTTGACATAAGTGTTACCTAATAATACTATTTATCAGGTAACACTATGGTTCACGTATTACAAGTCGCCGTCTTTACGATTTTCACTGTAAAATGCGTCAAACTGTCCACCGGGATAACGATTCTCTAGCTTACGCACATTCTCTGCAATAACATCATTGGGGTCAAGATTCAATGCACGACATGCATTAATCCAGTACCACATGATGTCACCAAGTTCACGCTTCATATGAAAAACATTATCGGCAGTCAATGCTTTACCCTGAAAAAGTATCTTTTTGGGCACTTCAATAAACTCACCACTTTCTGCTGCTAATCCAAAACATGCTGTAATTAGTAATGGAATATTAACATCAGGTCCAAATTTCATCAGATTGTCTGCTGTATCTAGTTCGTAATTGGCATCAAGCCGATCTACTGTATCATGGAATGTAGTTAAGTCATTACTTGCTTGACTTGTAACGGCTTCTACAAACTCTTGGTATTTGTTTAAATCAATATTCATGGTGTTGTTGATGTATCAAGTGCAATGACACTTCCTATAAAAATGCTGATCCACCCGTTAGTGTCTTGCCCACTAAACAGTAAACTTATCCCGCTCAACACATTGAGTCCTGCAATTGTATATGCAATCTTTTTGCGGTGTATAGTACACCAATCTATAATTTTATCTGTCATAATAACTCCTTAAAATGCTTTCAAAATAATCATTGATTCATTGAATCTTCCATTTGGGACTGCACCGACTGCTTTAATATCTTTGAAATACTTACGTGCTGCAGGCTTGCTTCCCATCACTTCTTTGATTTGCTCACCGGGCTTACGTAGTGTTTTCATCTCACTAGTATTTGCATCAAACCCTAACAATGTGTTACCTTTGACACTAAACACTTTGCTATACTCGTCAGCAATGTAGTGATGTAATTTACGCTTACCTGTATCATAGACCCATGCTTCACTGGCTCCGTGTAGCTTTGTGGGATGCACACTAACTAAATCAAGTTTAGCTGCTACGTCCTTAAACAACTTCAAATACTTTAGTTTAGCAACAATCTTTTCAACAGGTATTGCTTTGCGTTTACGCGGAGCCTTACTTGCTTTCTTAATGCTAATGTAACTGTTCAAGTCACCTAGCACACCTTCAATAAATTTGAGGATGTTGCGAATCTGAATCTTACCCAAGTACGCATAACCCTCTTTTAGTGACTCGTCACCGTCACTTAGTCGTTGGAATTCATCTTGCTTGCGCTTCCAGATTTCAACAATGATTGGGATATGTTGTGGCATGACATTGTATTTTGCAACAATATCAACTGTCTTTTCTGACGCTTTACCCTTAATAACAAAATCGTCAATCATCCCTTCCATTTCACCTGCGGCATCTCTTGCTTTTTCTTTCAAAATTTCTTGAATGTTAGGACGTACTGCAACCACTTCTTCTTTTACAATACTAGTCGCACTAGTTTTAATTTCCGTTTCTGTCAATGATTTGACAAGTCGTCCAATATCGTTTTGTAATGTAAGTTCTTCATGCTCGGTCAATTCTAATCCGCGCATTGTCATACGTGCTACCCAGCACAATGTAATAATAAATTCGCTTTCATGGACCTTACGAACCAACTTAGCTTCTTCAGTTCGTTTGTTGTAATCCAGATATTGACACAATAGTTCTTTTGCGTCTTTTTTAGTATAGAATCGGGTATACCATGTAAAACTTCTAGCAAGTGCTGAAAATCTTGCT